TTATGTATTTTTATTCCAAAATAATTTGCGGCTTTATCAAAAGCAGCATGGATACTTATAGGTGCTATTATTTCAGGATTTTTTATTCCTTTTTGCAGTCCAAAATTTTTATAAGCGTAAACAGCACATATAATACTTTCAGTTCCACCACTTGTAACACATCCATTTACATTATCATCACCATGAAAAATCTTAGAAACAGATTTTATAATATTTTTCTCTATATATGAAATTTGTGGGAATAGTTCTGGGTGTAGAGGATTTGACTTATAAAAAAAAGGAATAATCTTTTTTAATAATTCTATTTCTTCTTCATTATTATTATAAATAGCACCTGAAACACATTTTAGATTATGATTATTAACGCCACAATATTTTATGCTATTTAATATATTTAATATTTCAATTTGTTTTAATCCATTTTTAGAAATTTCTGGACCCAAAATTTTAAACATTGGTGTGTGTTTTTCTATTAATTCATTTTTCATTTGTTTATTAAATTTATCAATCTCTAATTTTACCTTTTCTTTTACAAATGGTAATTTATAAAAAAGACCAAACAAATTATTTTTTAAAATTTTATACTTATTTTGGTACATTAAAAAATTTTTTAAATAATAAATATTTCTTATAATATCTTGTCTATTATAGATTATTGTAAATAAAATCATGGTTCTAAATTTTATTTTATCATTAAATAAATTATTATAAAAAATATTATTCAAAACTAAATACATTAGATTTTGTTGTTAAATAATAGTAAAAAAAACACTTTAAGTAATAAAAGTTATCATAATCAATCATAATTTACCATAATCAATATAAAAAATATAAGATTATTGTTTATATTTATTCGTTAATATTTGTTAATCTGTTTATTTTTGAAATTTATTTTATGAATTTTGTTCTATTAATTTTTGTTTAAAATTTGGTATATCAATATTAAATAATTCAACCAATTCATTTAATATTTTTTCATATTGTTTTTTTATGGTTTGTGGTTCATCTTTCGATTCTAATTTTTTACCAATATATAAAAATAAATCAGCTAATAAAAACGCATTATCTTTATTAAAATTATAACAAATCTTAGATTTCTTTATTTTGTTTTGTTTTCTTCCATTTTCATTAGAATTGTTATTTTCATCTATGCACTTATTAACAACTTTAAATATACCTAAATCAATTATATAAAATTTATTTTTTCTTTTACTAAACATAATATTTCCAGAATGTAAATCATTATGAACAATATTAGTTTGTTGAATTTTCCTTAATAATGAAATAAGTTCTTTAATATGTGTTGGTGACAACATTTTTTTTGATACCATTTCTCTTAAACTATAATCTAGTTTTTCAATAACATATGTCATATTTTCTTTGTTATAAAAATATACCTTTGGGGAAATTCCTATTTTAGATAATTCTAATAAAGCGTTTACTTCTTTATCTAATAAATTTTTAGGTGTTTTACCAGTAAATAAAAATGATACTAAATTTAATAATAAATTATTCTTTGATTTTTTGACAACATATTTTTTGTTTGTCCTTTTATTATTGTGTAAATCATAGACCTGGCCAAACGCACCTTCACCAATTTTTTTTGAAGTATTAAATCTTAATTTATCTAAATTAACTTTAGTTTTTATTGTATTAAATTTTAAATCACTATTTAAACTTTTTATTGTATTAAATTTTAAATCACTATTTAAACTTTTTATTGTATTTTTTTTATTCATATTTTTTTTCATTTTTTTATTTGCTTTTAATGCTTCAAAAAATTTATAAGGTTTTACCTTTTTAAATAGATTAAATATTTTTTTGGTTTTATTTGTTATCTTATGTTTAGATGCTTTAAGTTTAGATTCTTTATTATAAGATTTTTTTTGTATCAATTGATTTAATTTTTTTGGTTTCAATAGTTTGGTTTTCTTATTTTTATTCATCTAAATATATATATTATGGTAGATATTTAATTTTACCATTTATATTTTCTACATATAGGCCTTCAACTAATTTCTCTATACTTTTATTAAATATTTCATTATCAATAGTTAATTTATTACAATATTTTTCTTTTACTTTTCTAAATAATGTATCATTATCATAATAAGATTCCTTATTTTTTTTCAAAAAACTCATCAAATAAGTTTGGATATATTCTTCTTTTCTAAATATCATAACTTTAAATTCTTTATCTTCAACATGAGTATCTTTTTTAGATTTTTGTGATTTAGTATTAGCAGGTTTATATAATTTACTTACTTTTAACTTTGGTTTTGAATATTTAAACTTTTCATTTACAATTAATTGATTACCCTTTTTTATCAAAATCTTTGGTTTCGTTAAAGATGCTATAACATCTTCTTTATCTTTAATAATATCATCATATATGCTTATTTTGTCTTTATCATTAAATAAATATAACAAGTCTGCTTGTAAATAATTACATTCTAATTCAACATTATTAAAATCTATAAAACATGTTGATAAATTATCTGCAAATTGAACATTTTTTGATTCATTATTTATACAATAATATGTTTTGAAATCATTTTTCAGACTTTCTAGTGATTTACTAAATTCATTTGAAACTAATTTTTCCTTTACATCATATGGTGTAATACCCCACATATCGTATGTTGTTAAATTAATAAAACCATTTTTATTAAAAAGCTTATTAAATTCTTGGGTATAAACTAATGATTTTTGATAATCCTTTAACATAACAAGCATTTGCGATACATCAATAAGATCATTATTACTCATCAAAATATTAAGTAAAATCGATTCACAATTAATATTTGACATATTACCATTAAGTAATCTAGAACGCAATGCCTTCTTATAATAAACCACAAATGTTTCCTTATTTTTTAAATTGTTTATAATAATATTAACATGCTTTAGTAAATTACTATCCTCAATATTTTTATTTATAAATTTAATTAATTCCATATTAAAAGTGTTATCAAATTTTTCTTTTATAGTTTCCAACAATTCTTCAAGAAAAATACTAATATAACTTTTATGATTTATTAAAATATGTTCTTTTCTAGGAAACAATGTCTTAAACATATAACTCGAAATATTGATATTTTTTATTATTTCTTCAATAGAAACTGAATTATCATTTAATGTTAAAATATTTTTAAGAATTTGGATATAAGTTTCAATACTATTTGAATCAATATAATTTAAAAGTGTGTATAATCCAGTATTTAAGTTATTAAATAATAGGTCTCCATTCAAAAGTTGACATTTAATTGAAGAAAATTTTGTATGTATATTTTCATTTATTATATTATTATTAAGCTTTACTAATTCATTAATATTTGATTTAATATTTTTTTTAGAATCGTCATCACCAAATACCTTTATTATTTTATCATAATAACTTATTATTTCAATTATATTATCCAAATCTACTTCTTTATTTTTATTATGTTCTAAAATATTAAATATATGATATTTAAATGTACTTGCTAAATCTAAATTTAATGATTCTATATGTTTATAGTAACAAGATATTTTATTGATTATTTCTAAATCAAGATTTTTAAACGTATTTATATCATCTAGAATATTTAAAAATAGTTTTGATAAAATATATTCATCCCATACTTTATTAAATATATGTGTTATAAGATTATTAGATTTGGCTTCATTTTCACTATCAATATTTTGATAATATAAGAATATCTTATCACCAGTTCTACATTTATTTAAATATTCATCATAAATTTTGAAATACGCTTTAATATTACCATTTATAGTACAAAACAATATATCAACTATAATAACTAGATAGTCTCTTATAGTTTGTTCAAAATCTCGTATTTCATTTACCTTTATATTATTTAATATACTATAAACTTGACTATAATATTTTATATATAGTTTTCTATCTAATTCTTGTGTTTCACTAGTCTCAAAAATTGTCTGTAAAATATTAGTAATAATTAATTTATACTCCATAGTATTCTAATAATTAAATAAAAAATAATTGATAAATCAATTTTAAAAATATATTTAAAAAAAAAAGTTTATTATGATTTAAACAAGTTTATTATGATTTAAACAAGTTTATTATGATTTAAACAAGTTTATTATGATTTAAACAAGTTTATTATGATTTAAACAAGTTTATTATGATTTAAACAAGTTTATTATGATTTCTTACTTTAAGCATAAATCTTAATATCAATCTTAATCTTAATCTTAATCTATATTAATCTTCAGGGATAAAATCGAAGTCTTCTTGTTTCTTTTTTTTATTTTTCTTTTCGGCTTCAGAAATATATTCTAAATCGTTATTGTTTTTATCAAACATCTTAATTCTATATTTATTTTTCTCATAAAACTTAATACGCTTTTTAGATTGTGATGTAAACATACTGCAAAAAGAATCACTAATATCAATTACTAATGGAACAAATTTACGATCTTTTACTTCTTGTCTCAAAATACGACCAACAGCTTGCTCAATATTACTCTTTGGTGATGTTAGAATAATAGAATCCAATGGATATTTACAATCAAATCCTTCACTTGCCATCATAAATGTTCCAAGGATTACATCTTTTTCTTCTGTTTCACTTAAATCCTCTTCTTTCATTCCACCCAAATAATATCCTGAAGTGTATTTATCTTCATTATCCAGCATTTCTTTAATTGTTTTTAGATGTTCTCTTCGATCACTTAATACAAGAATCTTTCTCCCTTCATCACCAAGCTTAATTATATTATCAATAATAAGTTTAGTTCTAGGATTATGATTACAAATATTATTAATCATTTTAGGAGCATTTGGTTTTTTGTTATAATTCAATACTACTTGACTATAATTTTCATCATCGCTTTCATATTGAATTACTTTTACATCAACATCATTATCATCTCTTTTTTTGATTAAATAGCATATATCACCTAGTTGCCATTGAAAAACTTTAGTTAGACCATCAGCTCTTTTAGGTGTAGCAGATAATCCAAGTGTATATTTAAAATTAGTTTTAAGTAATGCCTTTGAAAATGTTTCAGCACCCAAGTGGTGACATTCATCATAAATAACAAACCCAAAGGTAGAAAATATATCTTCATCATATTCAATCATTGAAATACTTTGAAGCATACCAATAACAATATCATAGTTTTCAATAAATATTTTATTGCCTTGAAGTCTACCAATTTTAGCATCAGGCAAAAACTGTCGGATACGCTCTTTCCATTGATTTACCAAAAACTCTTTATGAACAATAACCAATGCCTTTAGTCCTAGTTTAGCAATAAGATATAAGGCAATAACAGTTTTTCCATATCCACATGGTACTGAAATAATACCTCCACCTAAGGAATTTGCAACTTCAATAAATTTTTCAACTATAGGTTCTTGTTTGGTTTTTAGTTTATGTATAAATTCAATGTCTATAGGTTCTCCTTCTTGTAATTTATTTATTTTTGGTTGTCCAAAATTTTGAATTCCATAGTATCTAGGTAAATATAATTTTCTTTTACTTTCACAGTATACAGGAAATGGATTTGGTTTTGTACCATAATTTTGATTTACAAATGCTTGAACTGTCAAATCTTTCCTAATTTTTGATATTTCAGAAGAAGATAATTCTTCTTTTAGGACAGTATATCCTCTTTTTCCAATTGTTGTATTTAGACTCATAATTATAATTACATATTTATTTATTTAAATCATTCAATTATATAAATTATTTTTTTTAAATCAAAAATATTATCTATATATAATTTATAAATGTCTGATTTTGGAAAAAGTGTCAAGCAACTCACACAATCTTATGATAAATTAGTAAAAAGTAATAAAAATGTAAAAGTCGCAATTGTTGGAATATTAGTATTATATACTATTCTTGTTGTCCCACTTCTTACACACGAACAATTAAGCTTTTTAGAAAACAACATTGTAAGAATCGTTGTCATTGTATTAATTTCTTTATTATGCTTAGTTGATCCAGTATTATCACTTGTATTAGCTATTTGCTTTGTTGTTACTCTTAATAGATTAAATAAATTAAGAAATGTAGATGAAGAAGTTATTGAAGAAGAAAATGTCAACCTTAATCTCCTAAAACAAAACGCCCATGTTAACTCAAATGTTAATGTTGAAGATGTTGCCAATAATAACGCAAACGTCGTCACCAATAATAACTCAAATGTCGCCTCCAATAACAATGATGGATTATTAAACGATGCAGATATGGATATTAATAACAATGTTGTCAACAATAATGTTGTAAATAACAACGTAGCACCAGCAAACAACGTAGCACCAGCAAACAACGTAGCTACAGCAACAAATAACCCAGTTGTAAATAACAATTTATTAAATAATTCAGCCGTTGTTAACAATGGTAATCCAGATAATTTAGATTACTTAAATGATAACATGAATGTTTTGACAAACACAGACAACTCAGCAGCAAACACTGTAGGACCAAATAACAGAGATGTTAGAAGAGGTAATAATGTTGTTGGTGTTGATGAATTAGGTGAAACTCATGCCATTGGAAATCATTTATTGATGAATGGTGTTAACGGATATAAAGTTGAACCAAGAAACAGTTTAGCTGGAAAATACAATAATAGTGTTATGCCAAACAACAGTGCATCAATAACAGGTGAAACTGTACCAGCATTAAATAATAATGTTAACTCAAAGAATAATGTTAATAATAATGCTAATAATAATGCTAATAATAATGTCCAAAAAATGAATAACTTTGCTGTTCAAGGATACAATAGAAATAACTTAGTTAATAAGAATCCATATCCAGGAAATAATGTTAATTTTCAAGTTGAACCACAAGCTGCTGAACTTAATGTTCCAGGATACAATAGCACCGAATATGAACAATTAACTGTTGAAAACAACAACAATGTCAGAGAAAACTTAGCAGTTAGAATTGAAGAATTTGGCACAGGACACAGACATGAAAAAGAACACTTCCAAAATAATGTTGTTGATGAGACATTAGAAAGCTTAACTAACTTACTTCAAATTAATTCTGTAAATAATGTTCCACAACAAGAAAACGTAATGAATGTTTTAAACAATGTTCCACAACAACTTGTTCTTGAAGATAATAAAGTTAAAATTAATAACATTGTAAATAATGTATCTGCTAACAACTTAGAAGAATTACCACAAAGCATTTTATTTACATCACCAAAACAACTTCAAGATGCACAAGATAGAAGTGTATACTGCGAAGGTGCAAGAAATAATGAACCAATTAGAAGTGCTAAAGATTCCCATAGTGCTCAAGGATATAACCTACCAGGAAATGTAAATGGATTTAACCAATATGGTGCCGATGCTATTAACTACTTATGTGTATCAGAAAACTGTTAAATTTAAAGTAAATTTTTAATTTAATTTAAAATAAAGATTTAAATTTAATAAAAATGATTAAAAAGGTTTTTTTGTTTTATTGATTTTTTATACTTTTATGTTTACTTTTATAGTAAATTTACTTAGATTTTTTTGCTAAATTTGTTCCCTTCTTACCACAATCAGGATCCTTCCATTGCTCAATAACTCCTTCATTAATAACAAGGTTACCTGCCAATAATTTAAGGAAGTTTTGGAAGTAGAAGTGTTTGTATAAATATTTAACCATAATAAATGCTTGAATAAACAATACAATTACTATAGCAATCAAAACATATCTCTTTAAAAGTCTTAAGAAATCTTCACTTAAACCAGGTTTAGATTCTTCTGTAACTGATGTAGTTGTTGAAGGTATTGTTGTTGGTGTTATTTCATCACTTTTTATACACTTTAAATACTTGTTTTCACTTGTGTATATTTTTCTATCATTACCCTTTTTAGTATCATCATTTATAACAACATAAAATACTGTTCTTTTGTTAAGTTCTTGAATAGGTCTAGCATTATTTCCTATATATTTTTTTAATGTCTCCAAATTTGTTACACCCATAGTTCCTATATCTTCATAAATAAACCATTTCATATTTTCAGTACACGGAGGATAATGTAAAGAACCATCATAAGTAAAATAAGATTTATTACCACTTGGAATTATCATTTTAGCACCCCATTCATTTGAAACGTCAATTTGTTTTTCATATTTAACAGTTTCAGCTGGGATTTCATTAATTATTTGATTTATAAATGTTTCAATTTTTCCATAACTTGGACCTTTATCTATAAGACGACTTAAAACAATTCCATTTAATGAAGAATTAGCAGTATTAGATAATTTGTGAATTAAACAAATTTCAGCTTCAGCCTTAGAACCATCAATAGTATGTAAACTTGGAACATGTATAGTTATACTAGATAACTCAAAAGGTGTATTATCATAAATAAAATATGACCCTTGTGAAACATTTATTTCTATTAAACTATTTGTATTTTTTATGAAACATTGTGAGTTTTTATATTTTAAATCAAAAGAACACATGGTTTTACACTCTTGCACCAAATCTGTATCTATATTTACAGGTGATTGATTATCCGCTGAACATTTTGGATATGAATTAGACCAAATATAGCTTTCTTGAAAAGACCAATCTTCCATTTACTTATAATATACATTTTTTTTTTATAATACATTATTAATGAAAATAATATTAACAATTTTAATATTAGTTATAATTTTATACATAGTTTACCATATTGAAACATTAAAAAGAAATAATGGTATAAATAACAAAGTAGATAATAAAGAATCTAATAAAGTAAATAACAAAGTAGATAATAAAGAATCTAGTAAAGTAAATAGTAAAGTATTTAATAAAAAACAAAACATTGAAGGTTTTAATATTTATTGTAATGAAATAAATGACGAAAAATATGATTTTTTTTCAAAAAAAACTATAGTAGGTAAACATTTAAATAAAATAAATACTTTTAATATTCCTAAATACATTTATACATCTGAATCCACAATACCTTATAATTTTAATGATAAATTAGATAATAATGTTATTTATAATTTAAACTTAAAAAAAAAAGAAAGAGTACATGGATTAGAAAAATATAATTATGGGGGTATAATGCCAAAAAATACTAATGTTTTACTTAAAAATTATAATGAAAATTTAGATCAATTCCTAGTAGATAATGAAACACCTGTAAAATATAGATATAAGAATTGTAAGAAAATACCAAAATATGAAGGTAGTGTTTGTAGTATAAAAGATATAAAAATAAATTTATTGGGTAGATATAAAAAATATAAATTGCATGTTAACTGGGACTTGCCAGTAAATTGTTTAGATATAAAAGAATGTTACTTTTTCTACAAAAGAGAAAAAGATGATACATCAAAATATAAAGCAATTAAAATAAAATATAATAACAAATCAGAAGAAAAAATATTTGATTTTGGTAAATTAGTAATCTACAAGGATTTTGCTAATATTAAATTTAATTTTTTCTTTAAAAAACCTACAACATATAATTGCTTTATATATTTGAAATATGGTTATAAAGAAACCTATTCAAATTTATTTGATTATATGCCTAGTTATATTTAAATAACTTATTTTTTATTATTTTGCTTAAAAATTAAAAATTGAAATCAAACACATAAGATTTTCATATAATAAATTAATTTTCATTCTTAACAATGTCTATGTCAAGGTCTCTTTCAACACATCTAACAAAGAAAATTGTTATTTGTTCTAATGAAGAAGATTCTGAAGAAGAGGAAGAACAAGTAGAAAAGCTTGTAACAGTTGTAGATAATAATATTTACTTTTATACAGATGTTTGTGAAAAGTCAATTAAAGAATTGCTAGTACATATCAAGGAAATTACAAAAAAAAATCAAATTATAGGTATTATATTTGATATTGAACCACCTAAAATTAATCTTTATATTAATAGTCAAGGAGGATGTTTATATTCTGCTTTGGCAATTATTGATATTATAGCATCAAACCCAGTAGAAATAAATACAATTGTTAGTGGTGTATGTATGAGTGCTGCTACATTGATTCTTTTGAGTGGTCATAATAGATATATGATGCCAAATAGTTATATGCTTATTCATAATATTTCAAGTGGATTTTGGGGAAAAATGCATGAATTCGAAGATGAAATGAAAAATCTTAATGAACTTACCAAAAAACTAAAGGAAATTTATAAGAAAAACAGTAATATTTCTAGGTCCCAACTTGATAAACTACTTAAAACAGATATTATTATCCCAGCAGACGATTGTTTGAAATATGGTTTGATACACGAAATTAAAAGTATTTAATTGATACACGAAATTAAAAGTATTTAATTGATACACGAAATTAAAAGTATTTAATTGATACACGAAATTAAAAGTATTTAATTGATACACGAAATTAAAAGTATTTAATTGATACACGAAATTAAAA